CAGTGGCAAAACAATGTAGGTATAGTGCGTCATAACCTAATGCAGTTGGGTCGGTTTCCCTTTCAAGTCGCTCTATGTGCTGCTCAATGAGATTTAGCTCGTATACGCTGTCGTCGTCGTCGTCGTGAAAAGCATCGTTAATATGTATAAATGCGTTCTGTACAAGTAAGTTATTAATCATGATCTTGTCCTCGTTTGGCTAGTCTTGAATTACTCGTTCAACTATTTGATAGTCACGTTCAACGTCTCGCTTGTTTTCGTCCACGTAATAAACTTGAAAGCTGTTGTCTTTTATCTTGGTCATAGTCCCCCGCCATTTTTCAGAAAATAGGGTCATAACACCATGTACTTTTTCTAGTTCGAGTAATGCTAGTTCCTCAGTTTTAAATAAACCAATGGAGTAAACACTCATATCGATCTCGATATCAGTACTACGACGGTATTTTGTGCGGACTACTTCAAATACTGTTACTTGCTTTTTCATGATCTAATTATCCTCATGGGGTTCGTAGTCGTTGTTCACTAGGTATATGTCGTCACCTACTTTTTTTACAAAGCCGTCTTCAAGGGCTCTTTCTAATAACTCGTCCTCGTCTAGCTCAAAATTCCAGCTTGGGATTTGGTTCATCCATAGAGTGTGCTTACTAAATAAAATACCACCCTGTAGTTTTTCCTCGTTATCGGTGTGTGTTGGCATGGTCTGGTCCTCGTTTGGTTAGTTATACGTGTTGATACTGCAAGTCACCGTTAAACTCGTTATTCACAGCATCTACGAAAGCCTCTATATCATCAGTAGTAACAAATGACGAATAGCTATAGTTTGTTGACTCTTCAAAGGCTACTAGTTCAGCATGATTATCTATGGTTACATTACCTATCATAGCCACATGTTCACGGCTCCATACTTGATATGTCTTGATTGGATTACGCGCTAAGAAAATACCTGATAGTGTGTCGAATATTTCACTACTGAAATAACTACTGAAAAACTCTACGCCATACGCGATCTCTTTCTTAACATCACTTGCACTGTACTTTTCATCAACTTCTAGTGCTATTACTACTATATGCTTGCTCATGTTCTGATCCTCGTTCGATAGTGTGCTTCACATATCCAGCTTAGTGAAAAACTAGATATAAAAAGCGCTATCTATTTAAAAGGGCATTTTTTGGTGCTCCGCATAACTAAATGTTCCAGCAGCGCTTACTATTATATGGTCTAGTACTTGGATATCGAAAAACCTAGTTGCTTGAAATATACGTTGAGTGATCAGGTCGTCGGCGTGTGAGGCTTCTAAAACACCAGTGGGGTGATTATGAGCAAGTATCATATTAGACGCATTAAGATCAAGGGCTCGTTTGACTATTTCACGCGGGTATACTGCTGCGGCGTCAAGTGTACCAATACTCATTTCTTCATAAGCTATGACGCGATTTTGACCATTTAGGAAAATAACCGCGAATATTTCACGCTCACTAGTTGCAAGCTTGAGTTGTAAAAATTGCTTAGTCCTTGTCGCTGATGTTAAGTTGCTCTCGTTATCTTGGCATACCAGTTTATCGGCTAGTATTTCAATAGCGTGGTTTATCACCTGTTGCTCAAGATCGTTATATTTGTTAGTGCTGCTAAACCTTGGGGCAATATCTGAATTCGCTATCTTGATAGCTAGCTGATGATTTACCATTTCTAACTTGACTCTTGCAGCTCCTTTCAGGTCTAGTTGTGCTATTGTCGCGGTATTTACTTGGTCAATTGGGGTTTTCATGGCGTGATCCTCATTATTTGATAGGTAATACTGTTTATATAGTTATAGCACAATGGGTAGGAATAACAAGTTTATTTAATAACGACGAAAAATCGTCGTGTTATTGGTGTGTTATGTGAGGTTTTTTCGTCGAAAGACGTTTTACGAGACAATGACGAAAACACGTCGAAACGTGTTTTTAATGAGAGTAGTTCGTATTTAGAAAACGTGTTTTTTGCTCGCAAGCTACTGTTATTTATGGCGAAAAAAGTGATATTTACGAAGAATCGTCGATTTAGGGGGGAACAAGAAAGGTACAAAGCTTGTCCCCGATCAAGTGCCCATTTTTAAAGGGCTGTGGAGGAGGGGAACAGAAATATTCAAATACTCAAAACTTGTGGAGAAAATAGAAAAAGCCCTATATACGTATATATAATATAAAATAAGAAATAATCTATTATTTCTCTTTATACTGTTCCCCTGTCCCTTTGGCTGTAATGTTATGTAATACAAGGTTATTTTGGGGGACAAACTTTTTAAACCTTGTTCCCCTTGTCCCTTTCGGCTTTAGGCTATTGAAATATAGTGTTATTTAGGGGAACAAGCTATTTATAGGCTAAATTGTCTACTAAAGTTGTTGACAATAATAGGGCATAGGCTTAATGTTTGCGACCTAGGAAGTGCTATACTAAATATTAATCTAATGAGGTTACTAGCTATGCCACAATCAATGGTTCACATATCAAACAATGAGCAGCGAGAATTATATTATAATTCGCTTATTAGAAAGATCGCTGAATTCAAGCGATATATCACCGCTGAGTTACAACAGCCAAAAAAGGCTGGTGATGATTTAAAAGATATCGAAAGATATTTACGAGAGGCGATAAGTTTTAAAGATATGTTTGATATCAAGTCCGCTACTTTTTCACTAACGCGTGATGATGTTAATTTGTTAACACGCATTTTGAACACTTCGGCTTAGCCTAATGGTTCTTAAACGCTTCAAACCGCTCAATGCTAATGAGTTAACCGTTCTGCAACACCTTAACGAGGGGACACCTCAAATAGAGGCTTATCAACGCGGCTACCCCCATGTACAGCGATATAAACCTGAGACTATCATTGCAAAGACTGAAAAATTCTTTACAAACCCTAGAATGCTATATTTTATGTCAAAGGATTTACCAACGCGTGATGATATTGCAAAATTAGAGGGGCGCGGCGCAAAAGGTTTATATTATCCTGAGCTAGTTCAGGAATGTTATGACTATTTTAATATACCGCCTGTTTCTATTAAAACCTTAACTGATGAAAAAACAGGAGAAATCACTTTAGAAACAACGGTTAACAACTTACCGACTAAAGCTGGCTTTGCTTTAAGTGTTGGCATTTTACAATATACGCTTGCTGATTATGCGGCTAAATTGAATGACAATGGATCTAAATGCTACCCCGAATTTTCTTTAGCGTGGCAAAGTGCCAAGGATTCACAAGAACATATACTAGTGCAAAACACGCTTGCAGGTCACTTTAACGCTGGCTTTGCTAAGTTTGTGGCACAAAATTTGATTGATTGGCGTGAAAGTAAAGATCTAACCGTGGTTAGTAGTGAGACCAAGAAGATCATTAATATTAATGTTGATATGTCACCAGAACAAGCGGCGCAAATTTACCTTGAACAAATGAAAGGATTACCAAAACCTAAATAATAAAAAAGCACTATCTGAGTAGTGCTTAGTGTTCCCCCTTACCCCGTTATAGCCTCTGACACTATAGACGGGGTATTTTTTGTCTACTGCTTTAGTTTTGAGGTCTCGTTGCATATAAATGTTTGTAGCTCCATTCTCATTTCAAAGTTCTGTAGACCATACATTAGGTTGTTTAATAATATGATGATTTCAAAGTTATCAGTTAAGCTAATAGCTTTAGTAATAGCCACCTCGCTATAATATTCACCTTGTACGATAGCTTGTAAGTCTTGCAAGTGTTGTCTAGTGAATCGTTTCATAATCATTTCTCCCACACGTTAAATTTATCAGCATTAGTAATTGTGTAGCAACAGTTCTCAAAATGTACCTTGTCTATCTTGCGCTGCAATTGAAGATCAAAGCAGTATGCTGAGTAATCAAAGTATTTAACTAAATGACCAAGCTTATGAGCCATGTTAAAAGTCTCGTCTACGAAGTGAATAACATAATCAATTTCACGTCCGTTATATACTTTGACTGTTGGGGCTAATTTAAGTGCCTCGGTCATATTATGATAACCACTGGCGGTGTCCATTAACCAACGTACTGCTGCGCGTTCTTCTCGTTTCAATGCCTTGTACTGCTTTAGCATATCAAACCAATCCCTGACATTATGGCTATGTAATTCGTATAAGCCATGGAATAAGTTTTCTGACCTACTACCAGATATAAAAACTATTATCCTGCTATCTTTTAGGTAATCTTTGTATGCTTCATAGGTGTGAAATGCTACCGTCTCACCTTTAAGCAAACCATGTAATGTTAATATGCTCATTTGATTCTCTCCTGTACTATTTTAAAATCTGCGTGTCCATCACTAGCTGAATGGTCACTAAAGTAGTAATCACATCTGTTAGCTTTGGCGTAGGGTTTGATATTTAGTTTTAATGTCCTGCCGCGATCATCGTTGATATATCCATCAGTTACTAAATAGATCTTACCGTTAGTAATAGATAAACAATTACCGTCTATTTTATCTTGGCGTCTACCTAAAAATCCTGATACTTTTAGTGCTTCAACGTGTAATGTGCTCATTTGATTTTCTCCTGTAATAGTTGATAGTCTTGGTTTCCTGTGGTGTCACGGTAAAACATAGTTACCGCACTTGTTAGTGTTAGGTCATACGCTGACCAATAGAATTGATTAGTAGCTTCGTTATAATGCGTGACCACATAACTTCTATCTTGATCACTGCACTCTGGTAAGCTGCGACGTATTAATGCTATGTCACCGCTTAATTCAATGAGAAAACCAATCATTTTAAGTGCTGCTAACTTGTTTGCTTTATGGAATGTAAGTTCATTGATGTTCATTAGTTTAGTCCTCGTTACTCGCTGTTAAGCTGTTAATATAATCGTGTTGCGCTTTCCTGATACTTGCTCTTAATCTCAATTCACGCTCCCAACTCTCGGGGCTAAATGTTACCTCTTGATCAAGCGCTTCAATGTAATCTGTTATGGTGCCGTCGTCGTTAATAGTCATGGTCTGATCCTTATTCGTTGTTAGGTGTCCAGCATGCGCCCAAATGTAAGCCGTTAACCTCTCCCTCTATTGCCCATAATTCACCCTCTAATAAGCTTGGATTGTATGAATAGCTTTTACGCTCGTCTGACCATATACATATTCCGCAATCGGTTTCGTAGTTGTGAGCCTCCCAACCATAAACACTAGAGCTTGAGACATTTAATGCGCCGTCGTATCCAAGCTCTAAAGCTTTTTCGATTATAGCCATAATGCGTTCTACTACTTCGTTAATCTCATTCGATAACGATTCACAGTAAACCTGATAAGCAATATCATTACCCTCGATCATAAGGCATTCTAAGCTACAAGTTTGTCCAGTAAAATCTGAGCTTTCAGCGCTTGGAAATTCACTGGAGCAAACAACTAAAAAGGCTTCATAGTTTGTTTCGATACCATCATAATTATAATGTTCTGCTCCTTGTTGTATTAGGTCTCTTATTTCGTCGTCGTCCATATCAACGGTAATAGGACTAGTTAGGTATTGTAGCGCTTCACATACATGTGAACTTGCAGCGCTGTTGATCTCATTCTTTATTTGTGTAGCGTTCATTAGGTCTCACTCCTGTTAATTAATATCAGTTAGCCCACTTGCACTAGGCTAATAATTACTAACTAATACCCTGCCCATATTCTTAGCTTGTTGAAGTCAGTGAATTGTAAAACATCACCTAGTATTTCGTCATTGTGTACGTAAACGTACCGCGTACCGTCGATGGTGCTGGTACCGCAGTAATAATACCAGTCGTGTTGCATTGCCCAGTAAACTTGTTGATTAGTCATTTGGTGTTCTCCATATTATCGTTGATTTTGTCGTCGATACTTTCCATCAATACCTTATTGCTATCTAGCTCACCTTGCATCAAGCTTACTTCATACGGTTCGCAGTTCGCGTAACGTGCTAGTATGTCGAAGTATTCTGCGTCTAAATATCGTCTCCTTGCCAGTAAATCTCTTAATACGCTGTTCATGGTCTGATCCTCAATTTGTGGCCTAAAGCGGGAGGCGAAGAGACGCGACCCCGATAACGTAAAAACTTAACGATTAAATACCTCGTAATTATCAATGTGACTATTGATAGTTTCCAGAAATACAGTATTACTTGATAACGACCTGCTATAAATATGAAACATCCAAGGCTCACAAGTTCTGAGTAGTTCATTTAATCTATCTGCTTCACCTTGTAAGTAAGCTTGTCGTTGGTACAGTTCATTTAGTGTGTTGTCGGTGATCATGGTCTTACCCTCTCAATGTGGTGGTCGGTTCATTCGTAAAGATAGTCGCGGATCGTGAAAGTGTCAAGGAATCGCAGCAAATAACATCAAATAAGTTATAGATGATTGATAAACGTGACGAAATACGGTGTCGTGGGTGATCATTAGTGGGTAGTTAGTGCCGAAGTGCGGTAGAAATGACAAGGGATCGCGCTACAAGTCAATAGAATAGGTAGTGTGTGTTATTTGTTAGCTGTGCTGGGAGAAAATTCAAGTGCCCGTGATCGGAAAAAGCTGAAATTTGACCCCCCATGCCCCCCTTTTTCGGAAAAGAATTCTCGGGTACCTTTAAATGCGGTCGGAGGTACACTATTTATATTTTTTGAAAAACGCGATTAAGGCAAAGTGTTACTTATCAAGCACTTACATAACCCGCACCACTATTTTTTATAAAATTTTTAGGGGGAAAATTCGCACTAGACTATAATTAAAGTAGACGAATTAACCTACGTTAAGGTACTTAAAAAATGTCGCAAACACAGCCACGTATAACTTTCGTCTATGATGACGATACTCAAAAGCTACTGCAGCAGTACCAACAACAGCTATCCGATTACGAAGAAATTTTCGACGTGTATAATAAACACTTAGACTCATACGAATATTCACGCCTTAGGGAACTTGACCCAGTACTAATGACGATACTAGAAGTTATTGGCCGGATATACGAAACCGCTATACCGGTTAGAATTCTGATAGGCGACGAGATTTTGATCCCGACAGGAGTTTCCCATTAAAAATTACATAAAAATAGCCATAGCGTTTGTGGCACTATTACTCGTATTCAGTAATTTGCCGATCGCGGCCCCATTAGAATTTTTTAAAATGGCAGAGTTCACAGACCGTGAACCGCCACATGAAGTAAAAATGGATCGTGCGTTTTTACTAAAACTCGACGAGCTTAGAAGACTATGTGATTTTCCGTTTCATATTAATTCTGGTTATCGGTCACCGAAACATTCAGTAGAAAAAGAAAAAGCGAAACCTGGGACCCATAACAAAGGAATAGCGGTAGATATCGCAGTCGCTAATGACTATCAAATGAATATAATATTGAGACACGCACGGGCCCTAGGTTTTACAGGAATAGGAATATATCCGCGCCATATCCATATTGACACCCGCGAGACTAAACGGGTAATATGGGTAGGTAATTCTTACACGACTAACCAAGCTAGGGATAGCCCTAACGGAAAAACTAAAAATGCCAACTGAACCTAAAAATGAAGACCAAGAATTTTTAAACCTAGAAGAACAACAAAAACCCGCAGTTAAAAAAGATAAACAAGTTTTCCGCCGCGCTATAAAGCGTGACTACCAAAGGCAAGATTTTTACCAAAAAACAAGGTAACCCTAATGAATAACGAATGTCCGATTGATTGGAATAAATACATCGAAGAATGCGAAAACAATATTTTCTTAGCGCGTGAAGTGAAACGCCTTATGAGGATCAATGACGCTTTCGAGTTCCGTTCAACGCTGGCCTATGCTTTTGGCTACGGGGACGCTACCGCCGGTTTAGACTTTGATGGTGAATTTTGTGTCGATGATATCTATCTCGAACAAGATGATGACGCCCAGTGGACGGCTCAAGAACGAGAAGACCCAACGTGGGATGCCTCAAATGATTAGGTATATAGTATTGGCTATAATAGTGTCCCTAATGCTATCAGGATGCTCCGCTTTGGGCACTATGGGGTCCTTTTTCGGTAAAAAGCCATCTATCGAGGTAAACGCTAATGTCGGAAAAAATGTTAAGCAAGAGAAGTCGCAGATTAAGATCGAGACTCATAAGACAGAACAGACAGCGGAAAGCATATCGAATGATACTAGTTACCAAGCAACCACAATCAACCAAATAACCCAAGATATCCCGCCGTATATTATCGCGCTACTGATACTAGCCTTTGGTTGGGTAATACCAGATCCTGTACGTTGCTATAAGACTGTCAAATTTTTGATATACGATATCACTAATAGTTTCTTTGTGGTGCCCGGAAAAGCTGTACTTAGATTTTTCGGTTTTAGCCCTGTAAATAAAGATGACAAATGATGAAAAAGACTTTTACCGTAGGATGCTCCGTAATTTAGAAAAACGGATCGCCCAAAGAGTGATCGACGAAAAAGAGGAAAAAGAAATGAATTTTCAAAAAGACCTAAAATTACAAATTAAAGTACTAGCCGTAGCAATCTGTATCGTGTTCATGATCGCTATATTCTAATATGTCCATAGATTATCTAAATCCCGATTACACTGACGTATTTGTTAAGCGGCAACAAAAGTTACAAGAGATTCGACAGAACCCCGAACTACTAGCAGCGCTTAAATTATACTATCGTGACAACCCCTGGGACTTTATAACAGACTGGGGGTTTACGTTTGACCCGAGACAAATAGAAAAAGGCCTCCTACCTAATATCCCATTCATAATCTGGCCTAGGCAAGAGGAATACTTACGCTGGATAGACAGCCAATGGAAAAACGGCGAATACGGCCTAGTGGAAAAATCCCGCGATTGTGGGGTTACTTGGCTATCGGTCGCTTACTCCTGCTCGAACTGGCTGTTCGTGTCTGGGTTCAGTGTCGGATTCGGTAGTGCCAAAGAAGATAAGGTAGATCGGAAAGGTGACCCGGATTGTATTTTTGAGAAAATAAGATTCTTTCTGGCCCACATACCTCCCGAGTTTATGCCCGAAGGCTATGTAGAGAGATTACATAGTGGTTTCATGAAAATGATTAACCCTGATTCTGGCGCGACGATAACCGGTGATGCTGGCGATCAGATTGGTCGTGGTGGTCGTAAATCGATATACTTTGTCGATGAATCAGCGTTCGTTGAAAGACAAATGGCAGTAGCTAACGCGTTATCCCAGGCTACTAACTGTCAAATCGATATCAGTACCTTTAACGGTAACGGTAACCTGTTCTATCGTAACTCCCTCAAATTCCATGGCACACGTCGTAAATTTATATTTGATTGGCGTGATGACCCGCGTAAAGATGATAAGTGGTACGCAAAACAAAAAATAGAACGTGATCCTATTACAGTGGCCCAAGAAATAGACAGGGACCCTAACGCGTCTGCAGAAGATGTATTCATACCGGCTAAATGGGTTAAAGCAGCTATCGACCTTCACAAACTAATTAAAGTGGCCCCTACCGGTATGCGCGTTACTGCGTTTGATCCGGCGGATACCGGTGACGCCAAAGCAATAACTTCTAGGCATGGGTACGTCGTAACCGCCGCAGAACTGCTACACGACGGCGATATTACTCAAGCTATACCATGGGCCTATAATAGGGCATATTTAAGCCAGTCTGAGATTTTGACCTATGACGCGGACGGTATGGGTGC